CTGTGAAAAATCCCGTCTACGGGTCTGGGGCTTTCAACGCTTCCCGAAACGGGGGGCGTTTTCTTGTTCCCGAAACGGGAGGCATGTCATGGCCGGTCGTGGTCCTGCACCTAAAGATCCTGCACGTCGAGCGCGCTCGAATAAGGATGCTTTGGCGCTTCGTGTGGTTGAGATTGTGGCGGCTGAGAAGCCGGATCTGCCGGAGTTCGATGTTGAGGTGAAGGTCGATGGCGACCTCGTCATGGTGCCTTTCGAGTGGCCGGCTACGACCCGTGATTGGTGGGCGATGCTCGAGGCGCACCCGCTGAAGGGTGAGTTCACTGAGCTCGATTGGTCGTATCTGTTGGACACGGCGCGGTTGCATGCGTCGTTCTGGCGGGGCAACACGGCTATCGCGTCGGAGCTGCGTCTGCGTGAGGCGAAGTACGGGTTTACGCCGGAGGATCGTGCGCGGCTGAGGATTCAGTTTGCTCAGGCGGCTGAGGCTGAGGTTGATGCGACTCGGAAGGTGGAGTCGGCCCGCGATCGTATGCGGAACATCCGGCCTGCCTGATGCCTTGGGTTCCCCTGTCGGATGATGATTTCCCGACGCTTGGGTGGCTTGTTGCGGATCAGATGACGGAGTATCTGGGTCGTCCGGATGCGGGTGATGACGACCAGGATGCTGCGTTTGTTCCTACGGTGGAGCAGCAGGAGATTCTGAACGAGTTGTACCGGTTGGACCCGGTTTCTGGGCGCCGGGTGAAGCATCGTGCGGTGATTCAGCGGCCTCGTGGTTGGGGCAAGTCTCCGTTCGTCGGCGGCATCATGATTGCTGAGGCGCTTTTCGATGTTGTGCCTGATGGGTGGGACTCTGAGGGTCAGCCTGTGGCGCGTCCGTGGTCGTCGATCCGTACCCCGTATGTTGCTGTGGCTGCTGTCACTGAGGAGCAGACTCGTAACACGTGGGGTCCGCTGCTCGAGATGCTTCGCAACGGTTCCGCGGTTGATGAGTTCGATGTTGACCCGATGGATTCGTTTGTGGCGTTGCGTCGCGGCCGGATTGTGCCGATTACGGCGTCTCCGACGTCGATCAAGGGCTTCAAGGCTGTGGCCGCGTCTCTGGATCAGACTGAGACGTGGGTGCCCGGTAATTCGGGTGTGAAGCTCGCGCAGACTCTCCGAAACAACGCCACGAAGCTCGGCGGTGTGACCATTGAGACTCCGAATGCGTTCACTCCTGGTGAGCGGTCGGTGGCTGAGGGTTCCGCGAGGTTCTGGGAGCAGATCAAGTCCAAGAAGTTCAAGAACCTCGAGGACGTTCAGAGCCTGTACTACACGCACCGGGAAGCGCCGGCCACCACGGATGTCGGGGACCGGGATTCGCTCGTGAGCGGGCTCCGTGTGGCTTATGGTGATGCCGCGGCGGGTGGGTGTGCACTGCACGACCCGCCGTGCGTGGATGGCTGGGTGGATCTGCACCGTGTCGCGGAGGATTTCTTCGACACGTCGAACGATCCGCAGGTGATGCGGGCTGACTTCCTCAACCAGATCACCCACGCGTCGGATTCGTATGTCTCTCAGCCTGATATGCGGGCGATCGTGGACACGGAGAAGGTCATCGGGCGTAGTGAGCCGGTGACGCTCGGTTTCGATGGTTCTGAGGGACGCAAGCAGGGTGTCGCTGATGCGACGGTCCTTGTCGGGTATTCGGTTGAGCAGAAGCACCTGTTTGAGATTGGGTGCTGGGAACAGCCGAAGAACTGGGACATCGAGTCGAAGGGGCCGTGGCAACCGCCCGCACTCGAGGTTGATGCTGCGGTTGATAGGGCGTTCCAGGATCACAATGTGGTCGGTTTCTTCGCGGACCCGTCTGCGGGGTGGGCGTCGAACGTGGCGGGCTGGGAAGCGAAGTACCACCGCCGCCTGAAGGCGAAGATCACGTCCGAGCAGCCGATCCGGTACCGGCAGAAGGATCTCACGCGCACTTGCGAGGGGTTCGAGGCGCTGCGTCAGGCGATCGTGCAGAACGACGTGACGATTGACGGTTCCCCGTCGATGCTCGCTCACTTCCTCAACGGTCGGCGTGACCCGCGGCGTGCGGGATTCATCGTGAAGAAGCCTGACGACGATCAGGACTACGCGAAGGTCGACCTCGTTTGGGGTTCGATGTTCGCTTTCATCGCCGGTCTTGAAGCTATTGGCAAGGGTGTGCTGCTCAGTCGACGGACTACGGCGCGACGAATCTACTAGGGGGTGTTGATGCCTGTTACGGCTGATGAATGGCTCCCGATTCTCACTAAGCGGCTCGACGACCGTGCACCGCGTGTGCGAGGTCTTCGGGCATATGTGAATGGGAATGCTCCCTTGCCAGAGATGGGTCAGAACACCCGTGAGGCGTGGCAGAAGGCCCAGAAGAAGGCTCGTACCAACTGGGGCGAGCTCGTCGTGGAAGCGCTCGCTGAACGGTGTGTGTTCTCCGGCGTCACTGTTGGTGATGAACTCAACGAGGACGCCGCAGCGCGAGAAATCGTGCGACGGAACCGGCTGGTTCTCCAGATCGGCGACCTCGCCCGGGAGATGTTCACAACCTCGATCGGCTACATGATCGTTGGGCGGGATGCGTCCGGCAAAGCGGTCATCACGGCGGAGTCGCCCGACTACGTTTATGCGGCGGTTGACCCGCTGGTTCCGTGGCAGGCGCGTGCAGCAGTGAAGGTGTGGCGCGACGTCGACCAGGGTTGGGACTTCGCCTATGTGTGGGTGCCCGGTAATCGCGCGAAGTATGCGCGTCCGATTGCTGATTCTGACGGTCGCCCGATGACTCAGGCATCCGGTGGGTGGAAGAAACTCACCGAGGAGGCGTATACGGGCAGTGTGCCGGTGTACGTGTTCGAGAACCACGGCGGTACGGGCGAGTTTGAGACTCACACGGATCTCCTGGACCGGATCAACACGGGCCTGCTTCAGCGCATCGTCACAGTGGCGATGCAGGCGTTCAAGCAGCGGTGGGTGAAGGGTGGCCTTCCACAGCAGGACGCAAACGGGAATGACATCGACTACGCGAAGATGTTCGAGCCGGCGCCGGGCGCGATGTGGGATCTCCCCGAGGGGATCGACATTGGGGAGTCGCAGGACGCGGCACAGGGCATCCTCGCGATGCTTCAGGCGTCTAAGGATGACATCCGCGACTTCGCCGCTGCGACACGCACGCCGATCAGCACTCTTCTGCCGGATGCGTCGAACCAGTCGGCTGAGGGTGCCGCTTTCGCGCGTGAGGGCTTGGTGTTCAAGGCCAGGGATCGCATCGAGCGGTTGAAGGTTGGTCTCAACGAGGTCATCGCCGCCGCTCTACGGGTAGAGACGCCCGGGTTCGACGACACCGTTGAGGTTTCGTTCGCGCCGGCAGAGAACGTGTCTCAGACGGAGAAGACTGCCGCGGCTGTGTCTGCGAAGGCCGCTGATGTTCCGTGGCGTACTCGCATGACGGAGATCATGGGCTACTCCGCGGACACGGTGGACCGGATGGAGCTCGAGCTCGCACAGGAAGCGTTGATCGGGGGTCTGAATGGATCGGCGAACAGCGGCTCAGGTGGTGGCGGCGCAGCGGTCGTACGACCGGCTGACGGCGGAAGCCCGAACCCGGACGCTAACCCAGCTCAGGCAGGCGTGGCTTAGCCTCGGCCAGTATCGCGATGCGGACATCGAGAAGTGGCTCAACCGCGTGGTCCCGCTGGTTATGGCGGGCGAGTGGACTATCGCTCAACTGACGGCGGCGTATCTCGCAAGGGTGGTCGGTCTCGCGAACGGCGAACGGATCACCGCAGAGCCGGTGAAACGCGCCGACGTGACGGGTGAACGTCTCCGCGGCGTCGACCCGACCGAGGTGTATCGCCGGCCCGCTGTGACTCTGTACTCGTCGCTCGCTGCTGGGTTGTCGTTCCGCGAGTCCGTGAACCGTGGCCTTACAAGGGCGCTCGACATCGCACAGATTGACATGCAGTTGGCCCGGACCCACACGGTTGCGGCGTCAACGCGGATCTCAAGCTACCGACGCACCCTGTCGGGACTGGAGAACTGTGAGTTGTGCTCGATCGCATCAACGCACCGGTACTACAGGGGCGATCTGATGCCCATCCACGGGCGTTGCGACTGCGGCATCATGCCGGTCTTCGCGAACGATCCACAGCCTGAACCGCTTGACGGGATCGAGGTTCGCCAACACGGCGAACTCGGCCCCGTCCTCACCGTCACCGGCCAGCATTTCACCGGCCCTGACGACCTCTGAACCTCCCACATCCGTGGGACAGCCTCACCGCAACGGTGGGGCTTTTTCTATGCCCGAAACGGGGATCTGCAATGCCTGATGACATCGAAACTGTCGTGGATGAGGCGCCGGCCGAAACGGTCGACACGCCCACCGAGACAGACGCGCCTGATCTTGCTGCTGAGGCGGAGAAGTGGAAGGCGCTCGCACGGAAGAACGAACAGCGGGCCAAGGAGAACGCGGACAAGGCGAAACGCTTTGACGAGTTCGAGGAAGCCCAGAAGACCGAGCAGCAGAAGCTGACTGAGCGCGCAGAGCGTGCTGAACAGGCTCTCGTTGCTGCCGAGTCCGCTCGTCTCCGTGCATCTATCGCAGCGAAGCACGGTGTGCCGGAGGCGCTTCTCACCGGATCTACGGAGGAAGCGCTCGAAGAGGCCGCTGTGGCACTGCTCGCGTTCAAGGGAACCCAGCCCTCGACACCGTCCTCGGACGGTCAGGGCAAGCAGGGCGCACCGATCGATGGTCAGGCGAAGCCGATCACGTCAATCGACGAACTCAAGAAACTCTCACCCGAAGAAGTCAACAAGGCCCGCCGTGATGGCCGGCTTGACGGGCTTCTCGGCAAATCCTGAAAGGCGTAGCTACTCATGGCTATTACCCAGTTCATCGAGACCGTTTGGAGTGCCGCTCTTCTCGAGCCCTTCAAGTCGTCTCAGATCCTCATCCCCGCGGTGAACCACCAGTACGAGGGTGACCTCGTCTCGGGCAACACGGTCAAGATCACGGCGATCACGACCCCGTCGATCCAGAACTACGCGACCTCGCGCACTCTGACGATCGACGCACTGTCGGACACCACGCAGTCGCTCGTCATCAACAAGGAAGACGCGATCTCGTTCAAGGTCGACGACGTTGACCGGGTTCAGTCGGCTGGTTCGTTCGAGCCTGTCACCCGTGACGCTGCGAAGGCGCTTGCGGAGAACGCTGAGCTCAACCTGCTCACCGACCTGAAGACGAACGGCACCTCGGCTGGTACGACCGCGATCACCACGGCTGCGCTTGCGTATTCCGCGGTCGTCTCGATCCGTACCGCGCTGGTCAAGGCGAAGGTTCCGACCAGCGACCGTTACCTTGCGGTTTCCCCGGAGTTCGCGGCTCTCCTCCTCGGTGAGTCCTCGAAGCTGACCAGCTTCGACCCGGTGGGCGACGAGCCCATCCGCAACGGTGTCATCGGCCGGATGCTCGGGTTCACGGTTGTGGAGCACCCGCTTCTCACCCACACGTCGAACCGTCCTGCCGCGGTCGGCTTCCACGCCCCCTCGGTGGCGTACGTCGGTCAGATCGACAAGGTCGAGGCCGGCCGCATGGAGCTCGCGTTCGCGGACTACGTGCGTGCGCTGAACATCTACGGCACGAAGGTTCTGCGTCCGACCGCTGTTCAGACCTGGCTGCCCGCAGCCTGATCCGGTTTCCCTGAAGGGGGTGAGGTCATGGCTGTAGTTCAGCTTGCGACCGCCGCAGATGTGGCGGAGTCTCTGGGCCGTGACCTCACCTCTGAGGAGGCGGTGAGGGTTGAACCGATCCTCGACAAGGCGTCGGAGCTCTTTCGGCGTGAGTCGGGGCAGCAGTTCACCGCAGGGTCATCGGACGTGCGCCTTCGGGTGCGGTCCGGTGACACTGTGTACCTGCCTCAGCGCCCTGTGGTCTCGATCGAGTCGGTGACCACCGAAGATGGCGCTGATGTGGTCTTCACTAACCGCGACCAGGCGGTAACGGTGACGACAGCCGACCAGTGGGTGCTGGTCGAGTACACGCACGGTGGGGACGTGCCCGATCTGGTGCGGCTTGCTGTCGCCGAGATTGGGGCTGTGGTGCTCCGCATCGACGCGCAGGCGCTTACGGGTGTGTCACAGGCGGGAGAGACCACAGGTCCGTTCTCGCGGCAGTTCTCGTACGCGTCATGGGCGATCGGTGGGGCGACCCGCCTTTCCCCGGATGACGTGAAGCTTGCGCGTTCGTTCCGTAACCCGTGGCGGCAGATCGTCTCTATGGGGGCCTAATGGAAAGCATCAGCGTTACCCGTCCGGGCGACCCCACCGGGGGCGACGACGAGCAGGGGAACCCGATCATCGGTCCCCCGACGACCATCCCTGTGGATGTTATCGCGGTCGCACCGCTCGAGACGCAGGAGTCGGCGGAGCTTTTCGGCCCGGGGAACCGTGGCGGCTACCGACTGTTCCTGCCCACCGGGAGCGGCCTGGAGTCAACCGACACTGTGACGGTTCGTGGTGAGCCGGGGTTTCAGGTGTGGGGTGATGCGGGCCTTGTGGGCTGGGTGTCACCGTTCTCGGGTTGGGCTCCTGGTGAGGTTGCTGTGGTTCGGAGGGCGTCGTGAGTAAAGTCACTGTGAAGTCGGCGAAGACGGCGCGTAAGGCGATGAGGGGTATCGCACATTCGGAGGCCGTGTCCGCGTTTCTGCGGCCCGTTGCCGACCGGGTGCATCGGCAGGCGGCGCAAGACCCGAACCCGCGTTACGTGGCCGCTCTGAGGATGCTGGAGCATCATTCCGGGGGCGCGTTCGGGCGTGTGTCGTGGCGCGTGGGGTGTCTTATCCCTTCGCTGGGTGCGCGTGTCGAAGCGAAACGCGGGACTCTCGCGAGAGCGATGGGATCTGCCGGTGTATGACGTTCTGTTCCCGATCACGGACGGCGCCGTCGTATCCCGAATCCGGTCGCAACTGAGCGGCTGGTCGTCTCTGACGGTCCAGCGGAAGCGTCCCAAGAAGATGCCCAAGAGGCTCGTCACGGTTCGGAATGACGCGGGGCCGGCCACGGACGTTCGCCTGTTCAGGCGGTACGGCATCAACGTTTGGGCCGACGACTCGACGGATGCGGAGAATATCGCGCTCGAGGCGATGAAAGCGTGCCGCGCACACATGGGCGCGATCGTTGCCACGGACCAGTTCACGGGGCCGCTCGAGATCGAAGACGAGCCCGACTACACGTTCGAGGGTGAACCGCTCATCCACTTCTATTTCACATTCAGGGCCACCGTCCGGGGCCAGTAACAACCCAGCCGCGCTCCTCCCACGTGGCATCACACAAGGAGAATCAGCATGGCTGGAAAGAACGAAGAAGAGGTCTATGTCGGTGTAGACGGCATCGTCTCGTCCGGTACCGATGCCGCCGTAGCGCCGACAACGGCGGAGTCGACGCTCGGTACCGGTTGGGCTGACCTCGGTTATGTGTCCGATCAGGGTGTGGACGAGACGGTCAACCAGACGTCGAACCCGCTGCGGGCATGGCAGAAGAACAAGAAGGTTCGCACGCTCGTCGAGGACGGGGATGTGGCGTACCACTTTGTGCTGCTCCAAACGTCGGCTGACACGGTCGCGTTCTACTACGGCGGCACGGTGGATGACGCTGACGGCTCGATCGTCGTTGACCCGACCATTGAGCGCCCCACGTTCAAGTTCAACCTGGACGTCATCGACGGTGACAACCGGGTCCGCGCCTACGGGCCGAATGCTCAGGTCACTGAGGTGGGTCAGCAGGTGTACCGCAATGGTGAGCCGGTCGGCTACGAGGTCACCGTGACGTGCACGTATGACGAGACCCTCGGTGGTTCCGTCAAGAAGTTCTACTCGGCGCTCGTCGTAGCGCCGTAGTCAGGCTGGGGCGGCGGGCTCTGGGAGGACACCCGCCGCCCCTTTTCCATTCGTCCTCCCCATTGATTGGAGTCCTCCCATGGGTAAGAAAAATGATCCGGTCACGTTTGAGGTCGACGGCGAGACGCACACTCTCCCGATCTTCACTCTCACGTCGGGTGAGATGCGCCGCATCCGCAAGATGAACAACCTTGACGCGCTGTACACGCTTCTCGAGGAGCGTGCGGATGAGGAGACGATCGCCGCGACCGACAAGCTCGAGTTCATTGAGGCGTCGAAGCTGTTCTCTCAGTGGATGCAGGGTCTTCGCCTGGGGGAATCTTCTGGCTCCTCGAACTGATCGAGGAGCACACTGCGGCGGTTGCTCGGGATTTCCGGGAGAAGTTCGGGCTGAGCGTGTTCGAGCTTGGCACGCGCACCCGTTGGGATGAGGCGCACGCGCTTGCCCGTGGTCTGTTCAAAGACCCGTCGTCGTGGTTGTTCGCGGAGCTGTCGGGTTGGCAGATGCCGATGCATCCGCTCGAGCCGGCGTTGGCGGATCTGTACGACCTGACGAACCAGAAGTTTGTGAAGCAGCGAGTGAAGCAGTATCCGCGCAGGTGGGCGAATAAGAACCGTCTGGGCGGGAAGTCGAAGGTTCAGCGTACGTCGGCTGAGGTGCGGAGGTTGCTCCGCGGTTAGAGGGGGCAACGTGGCTGAAACCGCTTGGCAAGAGGCGTGGGTGGAGGTGCTGCCCGACTTCTCCAACTTCCGGCAGAAGTCGGTTCCGCAGATCACGCGGCACCTCAGTGATGCAGGTGACGAGGGTGGACGCGCGGGCGCCCAGTCGTTCGGGAACTCGTTCGCGGGCGGCATCGGGAAGCTTGGCGGCATCGTCACAGCGGCCGTAGCTTCCCTTGGCATCGGGTACCTCATCGGTGACGCTATCCGCACGGGATTCGACTGGGTTACTGAGGGAATCGGCCTTGCCTCGGATCTGAACGAGTCGATCAACGCCGTCCAGGTCTCCTACGGGGATGCGGCGGACGCGGTACTCGAGCTCGGTGAGAACAGCGCCGACACGATGGCACTCACCCGCGCGGAACTCAACTCCGCTGCGGTGCAGTTCTCGAACTTCTCCAAGACCATCGCGGGTAGCGGCGGGGATGTTGCGGGGACTTTCCAGTCGATCGCTGCGCGTGGAGTCGACTTCGCCTCAGTGATGAACATTGAGGTCGCTGATGCACTGACCCTGTTCCAGTCAGGGCTGGCAGGTGAGACCGAACCTCTTCGCAGGTACGGCATCGACCTGTCCGCAGCGGCAGTCGCCAATTATGCGGTTGCCAATGGGATCGCGGCGTCCGCGGGCGAGATGACCGAGGCTGAGAAGGTTCAGGCCCGGTATGGCCTGCTCATGCAGGCGACGAACCAGTACGCGGGTGACTTCGCGGCGACATCGGACGGCCTCGCCAACTCCCAGCGACGGTTGAACTCGTCCCTCGCGGAGGTGCAGACGTCGGCGGGTGAGATTTTCCTGCCGCTGATGACGCAGCTCGCGAACGTCGCGAACACGGAGCTTGTGCCGGCGCTTCAGGATGTTGTGGAGCAGTCAGGGCCGGAGCTCGCTGCGTCTTTGGCGCAGTCGGTGCCGGCGCTTGTCGACTTCCTCGAAGCGGTGATCCCTCTTCTGCCTCAGCTCGTCGAATTGGGCATCAAGGCGCTGCCCCTGTTCATCGCGGGCGGGCAGGTGCTCATTCCGATCCTCTCGTGGCTGACGGAGAACACGTCCGACTGGTTCGGTGCGGTCGGGCAGGTCTTCGCGTTGCTGAGCGGGGATCAGTCGGTGTACGGGTTTATCTCCGTACTGCAAACGGCTGGTGGAACCCTCGGGTGGCTGGTCGGTATGGCATCCTCTGCGGGTGCGTCGATCGGCACGTTCTCGTTCAACGTGCGTACGTTCGCGACGAACGCGGCATCGTGGCTGGGGTCGAAGGTCACCGAGATGGTCGGGTTCGTTCAATCGCTCCCGGGCCGGGCACAGGACGCCATCGGGAACATCGGCAACATGCTGTACTCCTCGGGACGTGCCCTGATTCAGGGGTTCATCAACGGCATCTCGTCGATGTTCAAGCCTGTCGGTGACGCGGTGTCCGGTGTCCTGAGCTGGGCGACGAGCTTTTTCCCGAACTCGCCGGCGAAACGTGGCCCGCTGTCTGGGTCGGGGTGGAATGACCTGGCGAAATCTGGTGAGGCTGTGATGACGCAGTTCACGTCGGGGTTCGGGAGCGCGGAGATGACGGGCCGGTTGGCGCCGGCGCTGGGTGCGGTGGCTCCTGCTGTCAGGTCGGAGTATGCGACGTCGAGTGCGTCGATGTTCCCGTCTCGGGTGACTCTCGTGGACGAGGACGGTTCAATCCTCAGCCACGCGCGTGTTATCGCTGGCGACGCGGTGTCAACCTACGACGCGACACAGTCGCGGAACGACAACGCCGGTAAGCGAAGGGTGTACTGATGCCTTACGCGCCGACTCTGACGATGTACCGGGATGCGGCTCCGTGTCCTCGGGTTGAGGTGTTCTTCGAGGAGTTCGCACCGGGCACCGTGACGGTGACGGTGTACCGTTCCGCGGCGGGGCGTGAGTTCCTGGTGCGGGGTGCGGTGGAAGCTGCGACTGCTGGGGCGTTGACGCGTATCGACTTCGAGTGTCCGTTCAATACGGCGGTGACGTATTGGGCTGAGATGTTCGATGAGGACGGCCTGTCCCTCGGGTTCACTGACCCGACCACGTTGGGGGAGTTGTGGGAGGGTCTGGCACCGGACTACGACCTTCCTCCGGATGTGGATCTTGTACCGTTCGCGGAGATTGTGGGCTACGGGCTCATCTCCGCCGACACGTGGCTGCACAACCCCTTGGACCCGCAGGGTGCGGTGAAGGTGACGGCGTTGAACACGTCGGCCCATTCCATCTCTCGGCCCGTCATGGGGGCGATCTCGCGGCCTATCGGGCGCCGGGTTGGCGTGGTGCTCTCACAGGGGCGTACCGGCCTCCAGAATTTCACGTACGACGTCTACGCGCCGGACGAGGAGACCGCAGACAAGGTGCAAGCGCTCTTGGGCACGTACACGTCCACGGCTGTTCCGGTGGTGTGTTTGCGGGTCGGTGGGGCTGAGGCTCGGATGCGTATCCCCAAGCCGTTGTTCCTTGGCGTGATGGATATTGCGGAGGAAGACATCGACATCCGTTATGGGGGCGATTCAACCGCGCAGCGGATGACGGGCGATGAAGTTGCGCCTCCCACTCCGGGGCTGTTCATCCCGTTGCTGACCAACGCGGACCTGAAGGCGTATTACGCGTCGAACGCGGCGATGAAAGCCGCGTACGCGTCGAATATCGCGATGGCCCGGGATTATTCGCTTGCTGGTTTCGCTGGGGGTGCTTGATGCGGCGGCACAGTGACGCGCTTGTGGATGTGTTGTCGGGGTCGTTTGACCGTTCCATTGCGGTGAACGTGTTTCATGGTGCGGATCGGGTGAAGTCTGATCTGCGGTTCGAGTCGTGGTCGTTGTCTGGAGATCTGGATAACGATATTGCGTGTACTGGTTCGGGGACGATCGTTTACGACTCGGTGCAGGGGGAGTCGTTGGTTCCGGAGGGGACGAAGGGTGTGTTGTCACCGTTCCGGGCGACCCTGGAACTGGTGATGACGATCAACGCTGGTGGGTTCACCGAGTCGGTCAGCCTGGGCATGTTCGATCTGACGAAGATTCGTTCCGCGTATGACGTGACGGCTGAGGTTGCGGGTGTGGAGCGGGTTGTTGCTTCCCGTGTTCAGGTGGAGTTCTCGTCACTGGATTCGAGGCTGCGGCGGTGGGGTTTCCGGTCTCCGGAGATGCCGGTACAGCTTGAGTCTTGTTTCGATGAGATCCGGCGTATCAGTGGGATGCCGGTGAACGAGACGGTCGCTGATGTTGCGATTCCTACGCAGACGGTGTGGGAGGCGAAGCAGGGTGGCCGGTTGGATGCTGTGCAGCGTCTTGCCCGGGTTCTTGGCGGGGTGGCGTTGGTGGACTCTGCGGGTGCGTTGACGATCATCCCCGACGAGGTGGGTGACAAGGATGGCGACCTGTACCTCGGAGCCAGGGGGACCGTTGTCGACGTCGGGTACGAGGTTGATACCGAATCCGTGTACAACGTGGTCGTCGGGCATTTTGAGGACGATGACCGGAATGAAATTTGGGCGGTCGCGGAGACCACGGTCGGTGACCTTGCCGTGGACGGGCCGTACGGTGAGAACACCCGGTACTACTCGTCAGACTTTGTGAAGACACAGGCGCAGGCGTCCACGGCGGTCTCGTCGATCCTGGCGTTGTCTACAGGCTCGCAGCAGTACGACGTGCCGATCCAATGTCACATCAACCCTCTGGTGGAGCTCGGGGATGTTCTCGAGTTGAACGAGTGGGTGCGTCCATTGTCGGGCCGGTTGGTGGCGTTCCAGATGTCTGAGTCTGAGTTGATGAGCATTACGTTGCGAGTCACCCGACCGCTGTAAGGGGGGTTCGTATGACTGGTGACAGGTTCCGTGACCTTGTTGCGAATATCCCGACTGTGCGGTCTCACACTGCAACGTTTGTGCGGATGGACGGGAACTTTGCGGTCATCAACACGGGGAACACGCAGATCAAACTTCCTGCCCCGGGGTTCTACCCGCCGCGGTCGGGGATGACGGTTCAGGTGGAGTGGCGTAACGGGAAGGGTGCGGTCATTGGGCCGGCTGTGACCCGCAACCCCATTGGGGAGATCACTGGCACTGGTTCACCGTTGGCGACGGTCACGGTTGATGGAGTTGAGTATCTGCTGCCGTATGAGGAGTGGTACACCCCGGTCGTTTCGGATGTGGTGTCGATCGACTGGGTGCGGGAAGTGATCGTCGGGAAACTGTCGACGTCGCCCGACCCGGCTCCGGAGCCCCCCGACCAGGGTGGTGGTGCGACCACGTTCGACGTGAACATTCTTGCTCAGGCGTCCGGTAAGTGGGACTTCAACTGGTCCAACTATTGGGGTGGTGCTGAGGTTTGGGCGTCGAACAACAACCACGGTGTGTGGACGTACGGCAA